GAGGCTTGCTCTTGGCCGGAACAACAGGCTTGGGCTTCTCTGCTTCGGGTGCAGGGCGCTCCGGCTCCGCAGCTGCAGGAGGAATGGGTGCAGGTGGGATAGGGGGTGCTATGCCGCCAGCGTCATTGGCATTGGGCGTAGCAGCCTGTGCAAGCTGCAAACGACCCAGCCCGCGCTCTTCCCTGACAGGCCACTCCTGCGGTTGATCGGGATCGACCGGGACATCGAGGAGGCGATTGCTGCCGAGATCTTCAAGTCCAAGACCTCCAGTGCGGAAGTGCTGGCGATTGCCATCGGCCACGCCGCCCTTAGCCAAGAAAAATGGAATGATCTTGGCTGCAGTTCCGGCAATGGATGCAATCGTCCCTAGGGTGTTGTCTCCACCGCCATCAGATCCGCCACCTTTAGGCTTCATTGAGTTGAAAGCAGAAAGATCGTCCTTTGCATCTTTATCCTGCTCATCAAGGGTCTGGTCCATGATGTCACCGGGTTTGACATCAGGGTCATAGCCGGGGGTAACGAAACCTTGGTCCTTGTAGCCTTTGCGATGACCAGCTACGCCGCCACGTGCCAGATCAATAAAATCCGACGGATCGAAAGAGTCGCCAACATCAAACGCATCGGATGCATCGAGGTCTGCATTTTGAATCAAATCGGTGTCATCTTCCAGCTGCGGGTTCGGATCATCAGGCTGTTGCTGATCGGCCACGTATGAAGCCTGCTGGACGAGCGGGCTATTGGCTGCAGGTTGAGCTTCTGCTGTCCTCGTCGGGCCACCATAAACAGGTCCTTGAGAATCATGCGCAGGGGCATCAGCCCCAGCAGGCATCGCACGGCCAGAATCTGCGACTGCGACTGTTGGGCGTTCGCCGGTGCTAGCTTCAGCGACCTTCTCGCCGCCAGCTTTCTCGGCAGCTAACTTTTCAGCAGCCGCTTTCTCCTCGCGACCCTTCTGCCATTCGCCATAGTCCTTCTTCAGCTCTTTGCCTGCGCTATAAAGTGAGGCGAGGTCTTTGCCTGTGCTCATGGCACTTTGCATGCCGCTCTGCTGGCGAGGAGGAGGCGAGGCAGGGGTAAGTGGCTTGGCCACACCCATGGGAGCCGGCACTGTGCCTTTGGCTCCGGGAGAGCCAGCCGCGCCGAAGGGCAAACCGGGCTGGCCATACATCGCTGAATATTGACCCTGACGCTCCTTCAGGAGCTGTGCAATGTAGTCCGGATCGAATCCTGCCGCCACGCCGGGATTGCCGGGGCTGACGCCGCCTTGCGTTGCGAAACCTTCACGCGCACGGAAAGGCAGAACGACCCCTCCTTCAGAATGGATCATCCCGCCATGAGCAGCATGCTGTTCGTGGCCAGCCTCTGCAGCACGATCGGCCACAGCGTCGTAGTCGACGGTTTTGACATGGCCAGCGAGGCCGACATTTTCAGGGTGACGCTTCTCAACGTCCTGCGCCATTGGGCCATAGTGTGTTTTGTCGTCGCCGTTGTATTTGAACGCATACAACGGCTCGTCGTCGAAAGTTTTGCCGATCTCTTTGATGTCGTGCTTGATGCGACGGTCGGAACCTTGAACAGTGTTTGTCGTGGATCCAGAAAGAGCACCAGTCCCTTCCGCAATATTCGCGAGGAACTGCGTGACCTGGAAAGGATAGCCCTGTTTCTGCAGGAACTGATTGTACAGTGCCGACTTGCCGGCCTGTTCGGTCTGCTGGCCGATCTGACCGGCAGCGAGCTGCGCCTGAGCGCCAGCGAGGCCAGCGCCTTGTGCGCCTGTGCCGAGTGCACCCATCTGTGCACCAGCGCCAGTCAAGCGAGCCATGTTGGCCTGACGAGAGGCGAGATCAAGACCCTGTTGCTGCTGGGCAGTGTTCAGAGCCTGACCGTAACCCTGATTCAAAACATTCGCAAGCGTTGTGCCTGTCGCCATGTTCTGCTGTTTGGCGAGGTTGGCAGCAGCAATGCCTGCTCTGTCCCCGCCGAAAGCTCCAGCCATCGCAGACCGACCAGCGAGGCCAGACTGTTCCTGCTGCTGCTGTTGGCGCAGATTAGCCATCGTCGTCCCAACAACATTGTTGAGATATGGCGACATGTATTGATCAATCGCGCCCTGATCGAGCTTTGTCGGATCGACAGCTGCAGCACCCTGCTTTGTGTAGTCCGCAGCTTGTGCGTAATATGGCTGCGCAGCCTCGGCGTACTTATTGGCGCCAGCGAGACCAGAGAGCTGAGTTGAATTCAACGGCGCGACGAATGCATTCGGGTCTGTGCTGTACTCAGTGAAAGGCTGTTTGGCCGTTTCCTCAGCACGCGCATTGACAGCATTGTAGCGCGCAATGACTTCAGGAGGGATCGAAACTGTTGTTGAAGAGCTGCCGCCCTTACCGCCGCCACCACCCATGTCACTGCTCCATCATAATGTCATGGCCGGTTTTGGCGCCATACAAAAAGAAAGCACCGGCAGGCACGCCGAATTGGCGCTCGTAGAGTTTCACTTTTGCTTCTGTGCGGTGATTTGACAGAACCCCAATCAACAGCGGGATCCCGAGATCATCAGAAACCTTTTTCGAGAACTCGCAAAGTTTGCGTGCCCTGCCGCCCTTTGAGCTGCGGAATTCAGGATCGACAAAGATAATCTTTTCTTCAAGGATCCAAGCGTTGGAATACCACATCTGCGACATGCGCAGAAGGACCCCACCTTCAATGCGACCATTCGGCTGTTTCATGACGCCGCAAAGACCTTGCCAAAGGTACAAAGCTGGGCGAATCATCCCACGGACCTTTTCGAGGTCGATGTTGGCAACGCCATTCTCTTTCCAAGCCTGTGCGGCAATGGCAAGGATTTGCTCTTCGTCTTCTGGGGTGGCCAGAGTTATGCCGCTTTCATTTGACATCTATCAATCCTTCTTTGGGCCAGGAAGCTTCTTCAGCGTCTTGATTGTTTTCTCGCGCATCTTCTTGACGAAACTATCCAAGATTTTGTGGCCATGATCAAGGTTTCCGTTGCCGATCATGACAACTTCTTCAGGGGTGATAACATATTCACCGCCAGCAGCGACGATCGGGACCAGCTCATCGCCCATCGTCTCGCCACCATCAGCACGAGGCATCGCCGCTCCGTAGGGGGCAGAGCCTTGGCCGTAGGGTCCGCCCTTGCCAGCGTATGGCGTTCCGCCAAAAATGCGCTTGGCTGTTTTGAACCCGGCCATCGTGTTGCCTTCGCCCATCGACGAAATGATATCAGCCGGGATCACATAGCTGCCTGACTTGACATGCATCGGAAGATGGTCGGTGCGTCCAGCGACGGCCGAATGAATTGGGCCTTGGTGATGCTTGACAGGAGCTTTGCCTGTTGTCGTCTTTGTGATCGTCTGTCCGCCAGCTGCCCTTTTTGTGCGCAGACTGTCACGCGCTGTGCTCAACGCAATCGCCACCGCCTGCTTCTGCGGACGGCCAGACTCAACAAGCTCGCTGATGTTGGAGCTTACAGTCTTTTGCGAAAAACCTTTTTTCAGCGGCATAACTTCCTCACTACGCGGAGATATTGTAGGAAACAGCACAAGTGGTTGATGCATCTGTTTTAATAACGAGGCCAGAGGCGTAAACTAGGTTTACGTCATAATATGACAACCATCCTGACGTGTTGGAAGGAAGCGTGCTAAAAATAAGGTTGGTGGCGGCGACTCCTCCAACAGTTGCGCTGTCATAGATGTAAATCTGACTTGATCCGCTATGGGTTGGAATTGACACTCCGAACAAACGACCAGATCCTGCACGGACAAGTTGTGTCGTGCTAGCAGCGACTGTTACGGAAGTCGCAGTTGGGATAGCGAGAGGAAAGTTAGCAAGAAGCAACCCGACATTGGCCAGCGTCTTGTTCAGGTTGTTGATGGCAACAACGCCGTTTTTCTGTGTCGTAAGGATATCACTTATGCCAACGGTCATCAGAATTTCCCATCAGGTTGGAACCGATAGCGAATGTTGCCAATTCTCCAGAAAGAATCGATGTCATTACTTTCCAATTTGATTGACACAAGGCGGCCACGGAAACGAGGGGTGATGTATTCTGTAGCTTGCGTAAGGGTGTATGGGCCATATGCGATCGGCGTCGCACCGGGATAGTCTGTGACATAGAATGTCATCAGAACATTCGCTCCTTGTGCGCCATTGAAATAGCCCCACTTCATGTCGGGCCAAACCTGATCGATAAATGTTTTGACATCACCCTCTGCGAGAGTGAAGTAGCCAGTCTGGAAACTGGAGTTCATCGGTTGTCCATCAGCATTCTGCGATGTTTCGTGCTGATAGATGTAGCCTGCTGCATCCGCACCAATCGGAGGCCCAAGGACTGACTGGTTGATCCAAGCAGTCCGCTGCAAAGATCCGTAATCCCACTGGTTCAGCAACAGATTGTACTTTACATATGCATTGATCTCGCCACCATTGTCTTTGGTAGGATAATACCAAGACACCTCTCCGAAACGGGAATTGGCGGCGAACCGGATCTTGTCAAGATTGGTTGTGTCGAGGTCTTGGAAAATGACGTCCCAAATTGGACAAGCAACAGGCTCTACGCCGCCGCCTGCAAGACGGAAGAAAGAGCTCTGGCTCATCCAGTAAGTTAAACCATTTATTGATCCTGCAGCCTTACGACCGATTAGGCCGCAGCCATTGCCGAGTTCGTTGAATTGATAGACGAACGGCAGATCGACATACTGCATTGCCCAAACAGCGAGATCTGTCCAGATCAAACCCTGTTGGGGGCCTTGAATGCACTGGACGATCGTCGAGCCTTTGGGAATGCGATAGCTGCCAGCCTGATTGACAGAGTTGGCGAGCCAATCATTGTAATTGTTGATGTCGCACCAACGGATGAGCAGTGGATCTGCAATGCCATTAAAAGTCGAACCCCACGCAACGATTTGGCGCTGAGGCATTGCAACGAACACACCGCTATTTAAAACGGGCGCGGCAGGGATAACTGTCGCAATCAAATTGTTTGTAGCAGGACTCCATTGATATATTGGACCATTAAGAGGATTGGCAATAAGAATTTCACCCCAATTATCAAGCGTCCAATCAGCTGCAGCTATCGGGGTTCCAGTCGCAGCAGTCGGGGTTGTGCCGGTGCCGTATCCACCGATGCCGTAGCCAAGAATGCCGTAGCCTGTTCCTTCTGGAAGTGGGCCAATTCCAATATAATAAAAATAATAAGCGTTGCCGCCATTCTGAGAGCCTGTTGTCGTAGACGTTGCTGCCGTAGCGATTTGAATGGTAAATGTATCATTTGTTGGCACAGACAAAACTGTGTAATTTCCTGAGATGGTTAGTCCGCCAACAGTTGTTGCGACTACTGCTGCATAGTTGCTGCCTACATTAAAACCATGTGCAACCAGCGTAACTGTCACAATTGATTTTCCACTGGTCGTGGCATAGCTAGCGACAGCACCGCCATTTGTCACAGTTGATGTCGCGAGTGCAGGATCACCAATTGCATCTCTGGCATATATTTTGTATGTGTCAGAAGTTGCAGGGCTATCATCATAACATTGATATAATCCAAATATAATCAATCCGCCGACAGAAATTTGTGTTTTTACGAAAACACTGTTGTAAGGAGTTATGTTGCCGCCTACTTGTTTAATCACAACTGCATCACTTCCAGAGACAGTGGAAAGTTGAACTGAAACAGAAGAAGCTGTTGTTGTCTGCGGAGTTATATTTATTAGATTGCGCGTAGTTGTGTCTTTAATGTAGCTTAAAGAGCTTTCTGCGCCAATCGCGAGATAAGAATTGTTATTTGTGTCTTCCCAAGCCAAAAGGCATCGGACGATAGATCCGATTTGGTTTCCAAACCATTTGCTCCACCCGCCAAGTTTTTGAACAAGACCAAACCCTTGTCGGTCAGGAATGAATCGGATCAGATTCGAATAAGATATTGCTGCTTCATTGAGCGCAGGAGTCCTGTTCTCATCAACTCCAGGAATTAGTTTCAGAGAGTTGTGGGGCATCTATCAGCCCCTTGTCGGAGTGGCGACAGGCGACGGACTTTGCGAAGACCAACCAGAAGCATCAAACTTTTTGCGCGCCTCTTCAACGATCGCGCCTTGCAGCAGAGCCTTGTACTGAGACTCATAGCTTTGTGCCATCGCAGGATCGTCCGACTGGCGACCAAAGTTGCGCTGGTATGCACTGATGTAAATCATCGATGCCATAATGAAAACATCAGGAAGGTAAAGGCTGATGAACGTCGTAGGATTCGTCGCAGACAGGCTGTTGGGTCGATAGGTGCCGACAACCTCAACTGGGTAGGCCTGATCAGGAACAGGGCCGACGAAGAACAACGTCTCGTTGAACGGAACGAAGTACATTGGTTTGCCAAGATTGGCCGTCAGCGAAGAGCCATATACAGCATCTAAAAACTCTTTGGTCGTCGGCAGCAGCGGAACACGAACACATGCATCCGGATCGGTCGTGGCAGAAGCATCACCGTTGGCATCCGTCAAAAGGTTAATCTGCTCGCTAACAACGAATGTTCCTGTTGCTGCATCGCTGTTCGAAGACAAATTGATGTTGAACGACAAATTCCTATTGCCTACCGTCAGAACGAAAGTCGTTCCATGCAGAGAAGTAGACGTAAACATGAAATCAATATCACGATACATCCGGTTCTCGGCGTAGGTGATCATCTGGGGGAGGATCGTCACGAAAGCTGGATCGGTTTCGGCGACGACCGCCAAAGTGGCGATCTGCGTGACGTACTGTGAATATGTGAGGCCTGTCGTCATTTATTCACCCGTCAGATGATTTAGAACTATCCCTCTTTTCCCGATAAAAAGAAAGGGGTTTCCTCTGCGTCATCCTGCCATGTCAATGGCTTTTTCTTTTACGTCATTGACGCGGATCGTCCAGCCTTTTCCGAATGTTTCGAAAGTTGAAAGACCCTCAAGAAAATTCATTCGCATTTCGCAAATGCCTTCGGCTGTTCTGATAGGGTCGCAATTATTAATTGCCTCGAGAGATTTAGGGCCGATGACGCCATCTGCAGCCACACCAGCAATCTCTTGAAGGAACTTAGCTGCTTTGCCCGTTCCTGAGTTTACAGCGAGATCATATGCAGCGTAGTCAACGCCAGATGGCAACTGGTCGCCCTTTATTTTGTCCCAATACAATGTTTTGTAGAATGGTTTGACGACATCGGCTGTCAAAGCGCGCATGTCTGTTTCTGTCACCTCTCGGCCAACGTAGGCTTCCCAGCTCTTTTTGGTGACGCCGAGGTTGGTCATTCCGCCAGGATCTCTCGGATGGTTAACAAATCCGCCTTCGTGCTTCAGAACAGCAGAGAAACTTTTGTCCCAGTTCTCTTTCATGTCACTTGTCCTTTGCTGCAAGGAGGTCGTTCTTGGCTTTGGAGCCAGCAGACGAGCCATAGTAGAATTGCACAACGCCGGTCCATGAAGTGCTGAGCGACCCCAGCATCATCAGGAGGACTTCCGTTCCTGTCTGGGGGATGCCAAACACCATGATCCAGATCAACGCTCCAAAGAACCCAAACGTGATGAAGAAGGCCAAAGCCTTAGGGGTCCAATCCTTGGTCTCGCGCTGCATCTGCCTGGCACTATCACGGTCACCGGCAGCAATACGCTCAAGGTCAATGTCTAAGGACTTCATCTGGACCTTAAAGTCTGCATCAATTTTCTTGATGGCAGCAAGCTGGTCAGGGGAGGCGCTAGACATGGCCTCTGATATTTGCTCCTCAGTGCCGTCCTCATGACCAAAGAGAGCGCTAGAAAGCGTCTTGACGGCAACCCCAGCCAGTGGGCCACCAAGGGCAGTTGCGATGGTTGGGGCCACTTGGCTAAGCAGGGGGCCAAACTGTTTTAATAGGTCCATCCTACTTCCCCTTTTCGAGCAATGTGATGCGCTTGTCCAACGCAGAAACCATCTGAGCTGTGTCAAACCTGATAGAGGCACGGGCGGCAGCCGCATCCGCCACCATGTCCATGCGGCTCTTCTCGATGGCAGACATTGACCGCTCCCGGTCCAATGTCATAGCGGCGCGAGCCAAGGCGCTTTCTTTCTCAACTTTGGAGATTTGATCGCTCAAATTCTCTCTGATTTGGGCCATGTCGATGGTCGTTCCCTGCGGAGGGATCGCCTTGTTATCAGCGTTCACAACTACCGCAATCTTGGACTTAAGCTGGATGATTTCATTGTTGGCACTGGATAGGGCGTTCATCAGGTAGACGACGCAGGAGAACAGGATCGGCACACCAGCAAAAACAATTTTCTCGACCAAAGCCCCTTTACTGGAATTGGCAGCCATCTCAAGGGCGATCTTCTCTTGCCTTTCTTCTGGCGTCGTCATTTGTCGGCCTTCCCATCCAGTTTGTCATAGATGCGTTGGAACATCGTCTCGATGTGGTCCATGCGCTTGTCCATGTCGTCCTTGCGGACATAGTCTATTGGGAGGTTGGCTTCAATCCGGTGAAGGTCTTCCTTCAGTGCCTTTACAGCCTCCCATAGCTGACGGGCGAACCAGCCAGCCATGGCGAGTGCGGCGCTAAGGGCCAAGTTAATTGTTGACTGGTCCATAGCGCCGCTCTCTTTTTACTGAACTGTGGATTCGATTTCAGGCTCGTTAAGAACTGGCAGGTTGGCAGGAGCAACCTGACCTTCTGCCTGACGCTTGATCTCCATGATCAGGTCAGCAACGTCCTTAAAGGGACGATCACCCAAGACGGCAAGGATGTTGTTCCAAGCCTGAACCGGCAGCGCGACAGTGATGTTATCCATTTTAGACCCCCTTTGTTAGCTCTTGTTGATGTTGACTAGCCGACTTCCAGCTTCAAGAGCGATAAATTCATGCGCGTAGTTAACCGGCCAGTCAACCACATTTCCACTCACCAAAACTCGTTCCCAATCAAGGCCATGTACCCTAAAAGAACCTTTGGCAACGATGGAAATGTGTACGTCTGCTTCGCTGTGCAAGTGCATTGGAAGCGTGTCACCAATGGCAGGGAAATCAAGGACAGTTCCCTTGAGGTTCCCATAATTGATGGGCGTTGTTTGCAGCATGTCAGATCACCGTCGCCTGCAAGGTCGTCGCACTCTCTAACTCAGCAGAAGTTGCATAGACCCGCACAGTCGCCGTAGCCGTGGCTGATCCCGCCACATTGGTCCCCGTCACAGTCACGGTCTGGGAGCCAACAGCGTCGTAGGTAAAAGCATATGACCCACTGGCGGGGAATGTCTGGAACGGCAGACTGCTGATCGTCACAGTGTCCGCGCCAGCGCAGTCCCAACTCAGGGTCGTTGTCTGGCCCATGAAGATCGGGCTGGGGCTAAATGATGCGCTGGCAGACGGAGGCCCAACCCAGACGCCTGAATTAGGGTTGTAGTGCCAGCCGATACCAACCTCTTTACCGTCGATGTTGACGGTGTAGTGATCAGCGGGCGGGTTCCATGTAGAACCCTCATCCAACACGATCACGTTGTCGCAGATGTTGGTGGCGTCGTCGATAACTGCAAAGATTGACATGGCCGTTCCTTACGCCGGGAAGACTGTGATGATGATCTGACCAGCGCCACCCGCGCCAGAAGATGTGCCGCTGTTTGTTCCACCGCCGCCGCCGCCCGGCTGTGTTCCGGCTACGCCGCTGGTTGTTGTACCG